AGCAGACAGGGTGCCGCCACTTTTGTCGTAAGTGGACAGGAATTTGATCGTTCCGTTTGTCAGTGTGACGTTCGTAAATGACGCGGCAAGTTCAGCCGTAATGCCGCACACCAGCCCATTGAAGTCTACTGATCTGCCAGTATTTATGGCGTTTTGAACAGCGACCGTGTCATCAGCCACCCCATCACCTACGACACCAAAATCTTTGGCGCTCACAAAATCTCGCATTTTTGAGAGCGCAGTTCTTGTAACAGCACCAATACCAGATTGAGTGAAATTAAGGTCGGCAAGCGTAATGACATTGCCATAACGCTCAGTCGCAGCCGGTGCGCTGTACACCACGCTTCCGTTCTTGTTCATCACTCGGATGCTGTAGTCACTGTTGACATACAGCCGTGCAGGTGTTCCGCTGTTGGACGGATAGCCACCGAGTGTGCGAATGGGCTGTGTGGCCGGGACGGTAAGGGCCGCATCCCAGAAGACCGCGATGGGGTTGACCTGTGGGTCAAGATTTGCCTGGCCGATCCAGACATAACCATCCTCAAGAGGCTGGCCATCAATGTCCGTAAAGATCGGGTAGGTGGGTTGAATGCTAAGTGCGGACATTTAATGGTTCTCCTTTAAGTCCAAAATTATTCACCAAGGGCTTGACGCACTTTGGTACGAGTTTTCGCATCTTTAATTCCTTTCGTCAATAATCTAAAGCTGGTCATGATTGGTGCTGGAACACCTGCAGTGCCGCTGATGGCAATGTCCATCATGCCGGCAAGCACGCTGGCTGTGTTGCTTGTGTTGACACTGCCTGGAGGCGCGACCAGTACGTCCTTGGCCACGTCATTGATGATACGGAGCTGTTCAGCGCCCTTCTTGCCAAAGACAAAGTCAAGCTTGCCAGACTTGTCAAGTTGTGTGATAACGCGATCCAGTTGACCAGGCGATAGTATGGGATTTCCAAGCTCATCGCGACCAACGCCCTTGGTAGCCTCGTCACGCAAGAATTTGAGTGTGCCGCCTTGGAGTTCCTTCCAAGCTTGTTGGCCATTTGGACCTTCAGTCTGAAGCAGGCGACGGACTTGGCGGACTGTGTCAAGTGACGTTGATGGGTCAATGACTGAGCGGCGCAAGACGTCCTCCATGGCGATGGCGCGGTCATTTGAACCGCGCTTTTGGCCAAGCAAATTCTTTACCAGACCGATGTTTTCGTAATCATTGGCAAATCGAGCGCGTGCCGAGCGAGCCTGCTTGTACATGTTGCCACCAAGACCTTCAGTCGAAGCATCAATGAGACTACGCATCTGAGAAGCCTGCATTATGTTGGTCGGTTCAGCATTGGTGGCTCCACCGATCGAGCGGCGGAACAATTCGGCAGTCTTCAGTGTGACGGGTTGGGCAATCAAGGTGCCATCAGGCGCTTCAGTGGCCACGCCAAGCTGCAGCGCTTTAGCGCGTGTTGCCTTGAGCACATTGGCTACCTCAGCCTCTGGGGCGTTGTCAACCAAGTGCTGGACCACCGTGTCGAGCTTGACAGGCGCCTCCATCTCACCGGCCTTCTCAGCCTCCTTGTACAAGGTGCGAATGCGCGTCTTGTCACGGGCTGCACGGTCGCGCAATGCCTTGTCCACGGTCAAACCAATGGAGCGCAAGTCAGGCGCTTCGGCGCCAGTCATGTCGATGAAGGTCTCAAGGTTCTGCTGGAGTTGCTTGTTCTGAGTGGCAAAGCGTTCGCGGATGGGCGCGCCCACCTCAGGCAACTTGGCAGTCTCGCGCTCGAACCGCTGCTGCTCGAACTGGCGTGTCTTCTGACCCTCGGTCAGTTTGATGGGAACCGGCAGTTCTTCCGCCTTAGCTTGACGCAGGGTGGCAAGATCAACACCAGCAGCACCACCAGAACCAGGGGTGCCTGGAGTGGGTTTCTTGGCAGCACCTGGCATGATCGGTTCAACGACTTTTGCCACTGCCTGGCCGACACGTTTGGTGGCCTGGACAACAGGCGCGGCCACACGACCTGCAGTCGCGGCAACTACTGGAGCTGCCATCTTGGTACTTGCAGCTACGGCTCCAATTGGACCAGCAACTGGGATGACAGGAGGGACATTCTGGAGCACTTCGCCAACAGCTTGCACTTGCTCTTGGCCAGACTGAGTGCGAGGCGCGTAGGTCAATGCCTGAGCCCCCTGCATGGCTGACTTCTGGACCAGGTTTGCCGCCTCTTGGCTACCGAACTGACCAGATAGAATCTGCTCGGCCAGACCTTTCAGTGTACCGCCGATCAGACCAGCCGTGCCGCCAACCGCGCCTGTGCCAATGGTCAATGCGGCCTCGCCTGCGCCAACGATCTTCTCACCAAGAGATGGTTCGACGTACTCAGGCGTCGTACCAGGCACAATCGTGTCTGGGATCTGGTTCGTGGCATCTTGACGGGCCTTGACAAGCACGGCAGCCAAGCGCCGAGCAGCATCGAGGTCACCCGCCTTGTCGGCATTGACCAAGGCCAGCTCAAGTTCTTGGAGTGTTGCCATCAGCGGGCTCCTTGCGTGTACTTCTTGACAAGCGCGTCAATGTCGCCACCAGATGTGCTCACGGCAGGAGTATCGGGAATGGTTTCAGGCAGACCAGCCCGCGCGGTCATATTCTTGCGCGCCTTCATGACCAGACGCTGGGCTTCCTTGACGTTCTCAAGCAAGCGTTCGGGCGATTGTTTCAAACTGAAGTTCTGCAAGGCAGCTTGGAGCTTGTCACCCTCGGCATTGGACAAGGCGCCCATGCCCTTGATATTGGGGATTTGCGCCATGAACGACTGTGAGCCAAGCGTCTCGACCAGAGCCTCAAAGTCGGCCGTGTCCTGACTGAGTGTGGGCATGCGTGATGACACCGGGCCGGCGGCTGAACCAATCACACCGATTGGAGTCTTCAAGATGCGGTCGGCCGTGTTGAGCATGTTGTCCATGTTCGTGCGCGCAGACTCAAGATCGGCTGCTTTGGTCCGTACTGCCTCGTCGCGCTTCTGAACCATGTCTTGAAGCTTAAGTTGGTTTTCTTCGCGCTTGATCTGGTTGCCCTCGCGTGCGATCTGAGCGTTGAGGGCGGCAATCGAAGCATTCTGCTTGGCGATCTTGATGTCCTCTTGGATCTTGGTGATGTCCCAACCTTTCTTCTGCAGGTCGAGTACGGCGCCAGACTCGGCAAATTTGGCCTCAACCGCGGCTTTCTGGGCTTTGGCCTGAGACTCGGTCAACTTAGACGGCTGCAACTCAGCCTCACGTTGCTCACCTTGGAGCTTGGTGAATGTCTCGGTGAACTTGTCAGGTCCCATGGCTGAAGCAAGGAAGAGACCTGTTGAAGTCTTGGCCGTCTCGGGACTGGTCTTGATCAGCACGCCAAGGTCCTCAAGCGTCTTGGCTTCACGCTCCTGGCCTGAGTTGCGGTAGGCTGTGGCCTGCTCAGTCAGAAGTTGCTGGGCGATCTCCGGCTTACCAGATTGAAGCGCGGCGTAGACCTGTGTGGCTTGGCCCAAGCGTGAGTCCTTCTGCTCGGTGCTGAGTACGTCGTAGGTGCGCTTGAAGTTCTCGCTCAGGCTTGGATACTTGACCATCATGCTGGCCAAAGCCGATGGAGTTGGGTTCTTGGACAAAGTACCAAGGTCGGCTTCCATCTGAACCTGAGTCTCATGTTAGAGATGTTCAGCGCGTTTTGCACTCCACCCATGACTGACTGAGTCGGATCTGGGACGTTGAGCATGTAGTTGAATGGTTGTGCCATGTTAGAACACCTTCAGAGCTTTGAGCGTGGCGACATTGCCGATGGTGCCGCCGATATTTCCCCACATCTGAGCTTGCGCTTGACCTTGAGCCAGAGCTGCACCTGCCGCCGCCTGACCTTGTTGTGTCAGTGCATTTCCGATGTTGGCGCCAGTCTGCTGAGCCGCAGCGGCTTGACCGGCGGCAGATGCCTGGCCCAAACCTGAAATGGTACCAAGTTTGCTGAATTGAGATTCTATCAACTGGCTTAGCAGCTGTGGACGAAACTGGGCAAGCGTAGCTTGTACGTTGCCACCACGCAAGCCGCCCGTTGCCGAGGCGTTCTGCAAAATGGCATTCTCGCCTTGCTGCATCATGGATTGGAACTGCGGCGATGACTCGATGCCAGCAATTGCCTCACGTTGCGCAGTAGGACCGGCAAGCCCAAGCAGACCTTGCTGACCTTTGATGGCTCCCTCACCTGCGCCTACGTAAGGTGCCAGTAGCTTCTGGACTGCATCAAATTGGCGGCGCTGTTCCTCGATTGATGCTTGGCTTGAAGCTGTTTGGGCTCCGGCGGCAGTCGATGCGGCTTCTGACTGCGCATCACTTGCCATCACGCCAGTGATGACTGACCCGGCCACGACGGCCGTTGCGATTCCACTCATTGGGATTCTCCTTCGATTAGATTGATGCCTGAGAGGGCGAGAGCTTGGCGGTAGTCAACTGTGACCTCCTCGCCTTGGCTGCCACCTGCGCAACCAGCAATTCGCCGAGTCGCCACAAGCCAGATGTCCCCGTTCTCATCCTTGATAAACTTGGCGTTGGGGGTTTTGGCGTGATTGGTGTAGCGGCCAGCTGGAGTCCGCATGCCGTCGATGCGAGCTGGTGCAATGACTTCACCGTCATCAACTGGGGCGCTCAGAAAGACGCCCTTGCCCTCAATAGTCGAGTCGCGCACAGTGAACTTTGTAGCAAAGCCACTTGGCATAGCGATCTGGTCATGGGGATTCTCAGACTGGGCGCGGACAGCGGCAGGTGTGAAACCAGCCAATCGAACTACAAGTTCAAAGTCCTCTCGGTCTTCACGGCGGTGGTACGTCTCAAGCTGCTTGGCGGCTTCTGCGTGAGCTTGCCACGTGGCGCTCTTATCGAGGAACGTCGCCTCAAGTTTATCGATATTGCGCTCGTCAGTGGCGTAGACATTTTGCCAGATGCAGGTTTCAAGGACGTAGCCAAGTTTACGACCTGGTTTGCCCACAAAGATCATAGGTGCACGCAGTACCTTGGTTTGACCATCGTCATCGACCATGGCAACTGCGCCAGTCAACATGATATTCAGGTGGTCAAACCGCTGCGCGTGACCGATGGCAAGAGTGCCTGCAGGTAGAGTGACTTCGCGGATGTAGATACCAGGACCGAAGTGATGGACTACTGGACACTCGACTTGAGGCAGGTCCAGAAGATGTGATTCAACCTGCTCGATTTTAGCAGGGTCCACAATGGCGTGGGATTTGGCTTCAGCCAGCATTCAAACTCTCCTTTTCAGGGCGGTATGAGCTGCTGGCTGCTCGTTAGGCTCAGCTACTGTAGCGTCTAGCACTACAGGTGGCCAGATACTAACACGCATCTGGCCACGTTGTAAACCATCAGGTTATTTCACGGCCACTGGCTCTGATTGTCAGCGTTGCGGCATCACTGGCAATGGTGGAGATAAAGCCACCAGGTTCTAAGACCTGGCCCACAAGCTCTGGGAACGTGTAGGATTCACCTGGCGCAATGGCCTGAGAACCCACAATAAGATTGTCAACACCGGCAGCACCACCTGAGACCACAAGGTTCACACCAATCGCAACGTTACCGGCGCTTGTGTTTGTGGCAGTGAATTTGTCTATTGTGGTCCTGCAGTTGGTGGCCGTGTATTGTGTGGTCTGAACAGCTTCCGCTTGCTTTGATTGAATGAGAGTTTTTACGAGGACTGACATGGCGTGTTCTCCTGTTAGATATGTTCGCCCCACTCGACTACAGCGTCGGCGGTTGCGGTTGCGGCAGTGCATGTGATAACGATATAGTCTCCTCGAACAACCGGGAAGACAATTTCATTGGGCCAGGGGTTTGTCACTTCGCGTGGGACAGACGCCTCTACAGGCACGGCAGTCACAAGGCGAAGCAGCGCGGTGTTGACCGCAGTTGCCCGTACTGCGGCTGGGTTCATATCAGGCGAATCACACTCGACAAACGACCCAGAGTTGACAACCTGATAAGTGGCTCCTGTAATTGCAGCAGGGTTGCGCGTGAGCCAGACGCGAAAGACAGCTTTTTTAGAGCAGCTGAGGCTGATACGCGCCAAAGTTAAATCCCGCGTATTGGTTCTTGGCCCAATCAATAAAGGCTGTCTGACTACAATGACCGGCGTGCCAGTAGTGACTGAGACGTTCGCCGCGTAGGCAGAGCCATACTGAAGCTGCTCCTCAGAACCATTCTCGGACGTAATATCAACGCATCCGATACCGATGCCGACGTCTTGTGTAGTTCGCTGCGCTGCAAACCGACATGGAAGTGCCGGGTTCTCCAGTGATAGAGCTGTTAAAGTGCCAAGCAAACTAGCGGTGTTCACTAATTGCAGATTGATGAACCACTTGTAGTTACCGACGCCGCGCCACTGATACTGGATGTCGTAGACGTTGCCCTTTTCCACATCAAAACCAGCCACGGCAGAGGTGTCTATCTCCTGCTCGTAAGTATCAACACCGCCAGACCGCAGCACGGCATACAGCTTGCCGTCTGCCTTGAGGCGGAACAAGACTCTGTTCTGGTCGGTACCGACGCCCCATTCCCTCACACCGTCATTAGTCTTATTTGGGCACCATAACGCGGTCGAAAGCAAGTGCCCACGATTCGGTTGGTAGCGCGGGCACACACGAGACTCGAGTATGAGCGAGGTGTTTGTGGCAGTTGTTAGCAGGGTTCCTGCTCCGTTACTGGATACGATGTCAGCCGAAGTGTAGACCTGAGTGCCGTTCTCATACATGAAGAACTGCGTCGGGGGAATGTCAAATGTGAACATCCCATGAAATAGTGAGTATGGCGTGCTCATTTTTTGAACGCCCCACGCGTCCGTCACTAGATCTACGGTGCCGAGTAGTTGCTTCGGCTCAGGAAAAACGCTGATTGTCATATTGCCTCCCCGCCTGAAGCTGTCAATGTCACACCGGCAATAGACGCCGATGCCTGAATAGACGTTCCAGCGTCGAGTACCTGTGTTCCGGTCCACTGAAAGATGCCGTGAGCCGGTATAGACACAGTGGGAACCAGCAGATTGTCGGCACTGGCTGTGTCACCACTTGGAACTAAGTGAACCGAGACACTGGCCGCAACAGCGGCGTCGTTGGCAATGTCCATCGATTTAAGTAGGTCGCGTGCAAACAATGGCGTAATCCTGATAGTTGTCAGTGTTGGTGACACACCCAACTCTGATGCGCCAAACCGTGTCGGGGTTATTCTGGTGAAAGCCATACTAGTACCTCATGAAATTCTGGTTGTGATGGTGAAGGGGTTGTGGCTACTAGCGCCAGTGCACTAGTGATACGCAACGCTAATGCCATTGCCTCATTGGCCACAGCATCAGCATTACCAGCTTGGATGCTGATGCCTGTTGTGTCAGAACTTGGCGCCACCTCATCTACAACCTGAATGAGGCGTTCAAACTGCTTGATCAACTCGTGGTTCTTGAGAAACGTAGCAAGTTGGTCGCGCGTTAAATTAAGTTTTTGCGGGGCCATGTTAGTACGCCAATGCTTCAAGTTGAGCTTCAAGTCTCACAAATGATAGATGAGCCTGGCTGTCACCTTGGAACCTTTGAACACGCCAATTGCGCATGTGGCCCTGTTGAAACCAGGCCAAGCGCTTCTTGGTGTTGCCAGTTGTGCCAACGCGGATCGGCCTATCTTGACTCCAAGACTGACCATCGACGGAGTAGCTAGTGGTGATGGTAGGGTCTGTTCCAATGGCAACACGACCAGTCAAGGCTACCAATTCAAGTTCATTGAAAATTGCCCCGCGCCCTTCATTGTAAACAACCAGAGTGCCAAACTCCCAACGAACAATTTGACCCCAGTGACTGCTGACATCCTGAGACATACTGCCAACCACCGAAGATTGCGGATCGCCAACCAACCACTTGCCATGGGCCCAGACAAAGTTTTTGGCTCTGTATTGGCTAAAACCTACCGTGGTTGTGGTCAACGTGAACCAAACGTGCTCCTCAAGGACGCCAGAAGCGGCTGCATCATAAACCAAGGTGCGATCAGGTAGATGGACGTACAAGTGTTGGTGGCTCTTGTCATTGCGCGCTTCAAGTTTCACTGTGGCCAGCTGCGTTTCGGTGTATTGGAGCAGCACTTGATCAATTTCCTGCGTGCTGATCTTGTTCGCAGTTGCGTTGGCGCCAAGATAGATTCCAGGTTCTTCGTTGCGGCCGCTTCCAAGGAAGGCGACTGTCTCAACAAACACGCAACAGGCAAATGTGCCGATGGTGCCTTTTTGGATTTGTGCGCCATCGATTCGTTGGAATGGAAAGAAGTCTCCACCGACGTTGTCAAAGACCTCGATAGTATTTCGGTTGAGCGCATACACTTCATTGCGCAATTTCACAAGAGCTACAACAGGATCGGGATCTGCTTCAGACGATCCGTACTTTAGTGGGTTTACCTGTGTTGGATCGGTCAGCTCTGTGATGATCAAACTAGTTCCGTCTGTGGTCATGAAGTAGCCGTCAACCCAGACCACATCGAGAACCACGCCAAGGTCGGGGTCGGTCACTTGCGTGAGCGCACCGTTCCAGTAGTACAGGCGGCCACCAGACGCAATGGCCAGACGGTCGAAACTGTAATCAAAGGACACCAGCGTGTTGATCGGGCCACCAACATCACCAAGTGTTGACACAGAACCATCACTTGCCACAGTCACAAGTTTGGTGCCCATGACACGATAACAAATGCCATTCCAGTTGATGCCACCACGGTCAACACCAGGTCCGGTTCCATTGGATACCAACCCATCTGCCGGACGCAGGAAGCCATTGCTGATGCCGGATTGTTTTGGCACAGGCACCATGTTGACTGGATAGCTCGTACGCAGTTCAGGTTCGCTGCCTGCGTAGATGCCATTGAGGATTGGGATCTGCATTCAGGTCACCTTAGGCAATGCGGTACCAACTATTTGTGGCCGCGTAGTAACGCACGCGGAAGAAGTCCTCGGCAGAAAGGGCCGACGGTGCTCCATACACTGATGCGGCACCGTTACCAGCAAGCGTAAACGCCGTGATCTGTTGTGTGGTCGTGATAAGCACCTCAGTGCCGTCAGGCGTCTGGGTGTTCAATGGCAATGTGACTGTGCCAGAAGCCAATGTGCCAGCCGGTTGAAGAATCAACCATTGCTGCTCACTCACTGGAGTCTGAACTGCCACATTGAACCCGGTACCTGGAGTGGCCAGCTGAGTGGCCAGCGTAGGAGATGCAAATTGCTGCTGAAAGAAAGCGAGCAACTGGCCAATGGAAACCTTGCGGGCATCACCGTTGTTTGGCACGTAGATTGGCAACAGGTCACCGCTTGAGAGTTGGCTGAGCCCTGAAAGTTGGTTGATTGTTGGCATAATGCCTCCTCAGTTAAATTCGATGGGACCGTCTTGGCCAGCAAGCACTGGGTCGACAGGTTTACGCAAGAACGGATCGTCGTACGTGCGCCATGGTTTGTTACCAGCACCTGACGGCATAGTGCCAGGCAGTTGCTGCTCAGGTGGTAGTGCTGCGCGTGACATCAGTGTGTCGTACGTGGTCTTGGCAATGCCCTTGGCGTCAGGCGACACAGTCTTGCCAAAACTTGGTGCCAGCCGCACACCTAGGTTGGTGTAGATGGCCTCATTGGCTGAGTCAGGCACGTTAGTCTGTTCATCAAGGTCGCTATCAGCAGGAGACGATGGGATGGGGTAACCGAGGCGGATGCCCTTGGCGTTCCATGACGCCATCATCGAGTCCAATCGGCGGAGCGCACTCTGCAGCTGCTCAGGAGTCAGGTCGAAGACGTAAGCCGCCAACCCGATTTCCTCGAAGGCCTGTGTGACGAATTGGCGCTTAGTCCAGCCCATGATTACTCCTTGGCGAGTGCTGCAGTGATAGCGGCGCTGAGTTCAGCGTCGGTCGTCTTGGCCGTGAACTTGATGGCCAGTTCCTTTGCCTTGGTCTCGAGTTCCTTGCGGGTCGGAGGCGCCAAGTCTTCAGACTTCACAACTGCTGGTTTGTCCTGGGCGTCAATGGCTTCAGGCAGTGTGGCGAACCAACCATCGGCCAACTTGGCATCGAGGTCGGTCTGGTCATTGGCTGCGGCGTAATCATACGTGCCACCAGCGCGGGAATGTGGGCCTTTGCCCTTGTAGACGAGCGTGGGGAACTGGTCGTCAGCAGCTTGAACTTGTTCTGTCATTTTGGTATCCTCAGATGAATTGATCAACAGGTTGAAGAAAGGGGCCGAAGCCCCTTCACTCAATCAGCTTAGGTTTGGCTGAACATCATCAAGCCGGCCATTTCAGGCTGCTTGCAGACCACACCGAAGAGAGTGTCCAAGCGGTACTTGGTCTTCATCGTGTCGATGTCGTAGAACTTCTGCATGACCAGTTCGATGCCCTGATCGGTGGAGGCGCGCATCACTGCGGTGCCAGCATCGGTCGGAACGGCGTAACGGCCAGGCAGGATTTCCAGAGCATCCTTCTGCCAGAACGGGTTGGCGTAAGCAGCCACAGTGTTCAGGAAGACGATGGCCGAAGCTGCCGCCTTGGTGTTCACCACGCAATTCTGGTACTGGGCAGAAGCATCGGCAGCCACTTGGTTGCTGATGATCGGAGGGCTGATGACCAAGGTCGTGCCGCCAGCAGGTACACTGATGACGCGGAAGGTCTTGAGCTGTCCGGTATCGCCCTTGGTGATGTGATGCACAGCATTCACAGCAGCGATCGTGAACGCGTCACCAGCAACCACGCCTGCCGAGGTCGAAACGGTGATGGTCTGGTAGCGGTTGTCCACGTTGATCTTGCCGCCAACAGAAGTGCTGGTTGCTTGAGGCGTGTAGTAGTTAGCACCAACGTCACGGGTGTCGATCGTGATACCAGCGCCACCACCTGCAGCAGCCACGCGGTTCGCGTAGTCGAGCTTGTACGTGTCGAAGGACGCGATCATGCCGACGTAGGCGCGGCGGTAAGCTTCCTTGGGCATGTCAGTCACGTTCTGACGACCAGCCAAGTTGCTTGCCATGCCGTTGTAGTCGCGCGTGCTGAGGGCCAGGTAGCGGTCGTACGAAGGCACGCCTTGCTCGTTCATGATGGCTTCGCACTGGGCGACATCATCAAAACCGGTGGCAGCAGCCGAGCGCTTCACAAACAAGGTACCTTGTGCAGATGCCACGTTCATGAGGGCCACGTTGATGTCGCTGGCCAGCTTCTGCTTGGCGCTGTCGCCCAGACGGTTCTCTTGCAGCGCGTCACGCAGCTCCTTGGCGTTCAAGGTCCACGGCACAGTCTTGCTGAAGCCGATGGTGGCCGGCACAGACAGCTGGGTCATGTTCTTGTACGACGCAGAGATGTCCGTACCAGGCGCGCCGTCGATGGACGTGGCGATATACGGCTGGGGACGCCAGATGATGTCGTTGGTGCGCTCCATCATCGTGGAGTCGGTGGAGTAAGTCGCGACGTTGCGGCTCAGGACCAAGGCGTCATTGAAGCCTTCGAGGATGTCTTCGAACGCAACGCGCTCTTCTTTGGAAAATGCATTTGCCATGATTGGCTCCTATTTCAATGTGGTTTACTTGGCCGCTTGCTTCGACTTCTTGTACTGGAGGACTTTGGTGAAGTCCCCAGACTTTGCCGCCTCAGCGCGCAGCCGCTCGAGGGTTGAGTCCACAGTCCCAGACTTGTTGCCAGTTCCCTGGACAGTGCGTTCCGGTGCCGTGGCTGCTTTGCGTTGCGTAACTTTCAATTGAGTCTCCAGTTTAGCCACCGCGAAAGCAAATTTCACGGGGTCGGTGATGGTCGAGATTTCCTTCGCCTTCTTTGGGTTCTTGCCCAGCGCGTAGATAACCAATGCGGGGTTCTCAGCTCCTTGCAGCACGATGCCTTGCTGGGTGACGTTGAAGACATCCTGGGCTACTGCCTCGGCATCATCAAAGTCCTTCACCTTCAGTGCGGTTTTTGCCGCACCGTAAGCATCCAGTTTGGCCTGCCAAGCTTTCTGCTGTTCCTTCTGGGCAGCTTCGGCTTGGACAGCAGCTTGGTCGGCTTCACGTTTCCGGTCATACCAGGCTGTCAGTGCTTGCTCGAACTTCTCAGTGTCGTAGTCGTGGTCCTCGAGAGTGGGTTTCTTGCCCAGGGCTGCCGGCTTGGTCTCAGCGGCCTTGGTTGCATTCAACTTCTCTTCCAGTTCACGGATGCGACGCTTGTCCTCGCGGTTGGTCTTGCGCAGTTCACGAACCCATTCAGGCGCATGAGCCTCTTCCTCGGTGGGCGGCGCTT